ACCCCTCGCCGCCAGCACCGCCACCCAGGTCGTATTTTTACGCCCGCGAAAAATGAAGTTTTGAGGAGGCCCGATGGCTGGCGCCGCTGGCCGCTCCGGGCGCAAGCCGAAGCCAACAAAGCTGAAGGCACTGGCCGGCAATCCCGGCAAGCGAGCACTGAACAAAGACGAGCCTGAATTCAAGGCGATCAGGTCGGTTGAGCCGCCCGAGTGGCTGGACGAAATAGCGGCCACCATGTGGGTGACGATCACCGAGCAGCTGTGCGGCGCTGGTGTTCTGCAGGTCACCGATCTGCATAACGTTGAGGCGTTCTGCGCGGCCTACAGCCGCTGGCGGCAAGCTGAGGCGGCATGTGCCAAGCACGGCGTGCTGATCGCCACCGAGTCTGGCTACACCAAGAACCCTGCCTTTACTGCGGCGGCGGAATCGCTCCGGCAGATGGCAACCTTTGGTGCGCTGCTGGGGCTAGACCCATCGAGCCGCAGCCGACTGATCGGCGGCGGCAACAAGAAGAAGCCGGACAACCCGTTTACCAATCTGTGAAAACCACAAACGCCAACGTCAATCGGGCCAACCAGTACGCCCGGGACGTTGTTGCCGGCAAGATCGTGGTCTGCCGGTATGTGCGCCAGGCCTGCCAGCGCCACCTTGACGATCTGGTGCGCCAGTCTGATCCGGACTTCGCGTACCGGTTTGATGTGGCCAAGGCTGAGCGGGTGGCCAAGTTCATCCAGCTGCTGCCCCACACAAAGGGCGCCTGGGCGATGCGCCGCCAGCTGCTGACGCTTGAGCCGTGGCAGTTGTTCAACATCTGCGCCGCGTTCGGGTGGGTGAAAAAGACCACCGGCGCCCGCCGGTTCAGGATTGTTTACTGGGAGGTGCCGCGCAAGAACGGCAAGTCAGCAAAGCTGGCCGGCGTGGGGCTCTATGGGTTCTGCGCTGATGCCGAGTTTGGCGCCGAGGTGTACAGCGGCGCGACGACTGAGAAGCAGGCCTGGGAGGTTTTCAGGCCAGCCCGCCTGATGGCGATGCGGACGCCTCACCTAGTTGAGGCATACGGGATCGAGGTTAACGCCAGCAACCTTTGCCGGCCTGCCGATGGTGCCAGATTTGAGCCGTTGATCGGCAACCCCGGAGATGGCCAGAGCCCGCACATCGCCCTGATTGATGAGTTCCACGAACATGATGGCCCAGAGCTGTTTGACACCATGCTGACCGGCATGGGCTCGCGGGAGCAGGGCATGGTGGTGGTGATCACCACTGCTGGCTTCAATGTCGACGGACCCTGTTACCAGCTGCGCCGTCAGGTGATGGAGATGCTGGACGGCACGGTTCCGGATGACGAGCTGTTTGGCGTCATTCACACCATCGACCCCGAAGATGACTGGGCCAGCCCGGAGGCGCTGAAGAAAGCCAACCCCAACATGGGGGTGAGCGTTTACGAAGACTACCTGCTGGCGCAGCAGCGCCGGGCGGTCAAAGACGCTGGCTTTGCCAACACCTTCAAAACGAAGCACCTGAACGTCTGGGTTAGCGCCCGGTCTGGGTACTTCAACATGGAGAGTTGGCGAGCGCTGGAGGATTCAGGCCTGACGCTGGCAGAGGTCGAGGGGCAGCCATGCTATATCGGCCTTGATATGGCCAGCACCACGGACATCACCGCCGCGATTGTGGTGGTGCCCTGTCGGGATAGTGGACGCATCAGCTACCAGGTGATCAGCCGATTCTGGATCCCTGATGAGCTGCTGTGGGATGGCCCGCGCGAGCTGATGAGCAAGTACCAGCGGTGGGCCGCTGATGGCCATTTGCAGACCTGCGCCGGCCGCGAGATTGATTACCGCGACATGGTTGCCTGGTGCCAGGAAGTGGCCACCCAGCTGCAGGTGCAGGAGGTGCCGCACGATCCGTGGGGTGCCCACCAAGTGGCCCGCGACCTTGAGGACGCCGGCATGCTGCCGGTGAAGATCCAGCAGACGGTTGGCAACCTCAGCCCGGCCATGAAGGAGCTGAATGCGGCGATCTTGGCTGACCGCCTGCGCCATGACGGCAACCCGGTAATGACCTGGATGATGGGCAATGTCACCGCCAAGGTGGACGCCAAAGACAACGTGTTCCCGCGCAAGGAGCGCAGCGAGCTGAAGATCGACGGGCCTGTAGCCCTGATCACCGCGCTGGTCCGCGCCCAGCTGGGCGAACACTCGGCTGACCTGTTTTCCAATCTCAACGTGGATGACCTACTGGCATGACAAAAGCGAAGCGTGTCGCCATCGAGTTGCTTGGACTGTGCGGCATCGCAACATTTAGCGGCGGCATTCACTTGGTCTACGGACTCGGCTGGGCATTGGTGTCCGCCGGCGTGGCAATGGTGGCGGTCGCCTACGTTGCCGGTCGGGGTGGCAAATGATATTCACCAGCGAGCGCCGCAACCTTGAGAACCCGGCCACCCCACTGACCCTGGAAACACTAGCTGATTACATTGAGGGCGCGACCGGTGGCAGCGTCAGTGAAGATCAGGCGCTGCGGCTAGCGGCCGTCTACAGCTGCATCTTCATCCTGTCATCGTCGCTGGCCCAGCTGCCATTGGCGGTGATGCGCAGAACCGGCAGTCTGATTGAAAAGGCGACAGATCACGCGGCCTATGGGCTGCTTCACGACGAACCGAACCCTTGGCAATCAAGTTATGACTGGCGCGAGCGCAGCCAAGCGGATGCGGTTGGCTGGGGCAATGGCTTAACTCGCATCATCCGCAGTCGCCGCGGAGAGCCGCTTCAGCTGGAGCGCTGCAAGCCGCACATTTCAACACTGGTGAAGACCAGCTCTGGGCGGTACGTCTACCAGGTGCAGGATGATGATGATGGCCTGCTGGCGATTCAGCCAGAGGACATGATCCATATTCGGGCCATTGGATATGACGGACGCTGGGGGCGATCACCCATTCGGCAGCACGCGGAAACGATCGGGCTTGGCTTGGCCGCTCAGCGCTATGGCAGCGCCTTCTTTGAGGGCGGCGGGCGGCCAACGGGGATCCTCACCCCGAAATCGCCGCTGAGCACCCAAGGCTGGGATTCGCTGAAGAAGGTCTGGGCTCAGGTTGTTCAGCGACTCCGGCAGGACAGCAACAAGACTGTTCTTCTGCCAGCCGACCTCGAATACAAGGCGATGACCATATCGCCAGAAGAAGCTCAGTTCCTCGAGACACGCAAAATGACGCGCAGCGAGATCGCCGGGATCTTCAACGTGCCTGCGCACATGATCAATGACCTTGAAAAGGCCACGTTCAGCAACATTAGCGAACAGGCTATCCAGTTCGTGCGCCACACCATGATGCCCTGGTGCGTGAAGTGGGAGCAGGAGATCAACCGCAAGCTGTTCACGGCCGCAGAGCGCCGCGCAGGCTACTACTGCAAGTTCAATGTTGCCGCCCTGCTTCGCGGAACACCGAAGGAGCGCGGCGAGCTGTACCACTTCGCAATCACCGATGGCTGGATGGACCGCAACGAAGTGCGCGTGATGGAAGACATGAACCCTCGGGATGGCCTTGGCGAAATGCTGGTGTCCGTCAACGCGGTGCCGCTTTCCCAATTTGGCCGCCAGCAACAGGAGCCTAAGTGATGAGTGATCGTGAGATCCGGATGTTCGCCTGCGAGCTTCGTGCCGCGGGCAACGATGAGGCCACCAAGATCGAGGGGTATGGGTCGATCTTCAACATTCGGTCGGACAACCTCGGCGGCTTCCGTGAGGTAGTCGCCCCCGGCGCATTTGATGACGTGCTGGGTGATGATGTGCGCGCCCTGTGGAACCACGACCCGAATATCATCTTGGGCCGAACGGCATCCGGCACCCTGGCCCTGTCGGTTGACGAAAAGGGGCTTAGCTATGTCATCGACGCGCCGCAGACCCAGCTGGTGCGCGACATGGTGATCGCCCCCATGAAACGCGGCGATGTTAACCAGAGCAGCTTTGCATTTCGTGTGGCACGTGGCGGCGAGGAGTGGGATGAGGATGATGACGGCGTGATCGTCCGCACCATCACCCGATTCGCCCGGCTGTTTGATGTCAGCCCGGTAACCATTCCGGCCTACCCGGATGCCTCAAGTGCCGTCAGGTCGCTACAGGCCTGGCGCGAAGCCCGTGATAGCGGCGCGTTGAAAAAGGCCATCGCCCAGCGCGGCTATCGCCAACGAATCATTGACCTGATCCGACCTTAAACCACACCACCCAAACGAACCAAAGCCCGGCACATGCCGGGCTTTTGCGTTAAGCACCCGCCGCAGCGCGGACAACAGAGAGAGACCGAGCCTATGAAACTGCATGAACTTCGCGCGGCGGCCAATGCCATCGCCATGAAGATGCGCGCGCTGCACACCGACATTGGTGACAGCGCCTGGACTGATGAACAGCGCCACCAGTGGAACCAGATGAAGGCTGACCTGGACGCTACTGAAGAGCGCATTGCCCGCGAAGAACAGCTTCGCGCCAATGACCAGCGGTTCGTCGAAACCACCACCGAAGAACAGCGCGGCCGTCAGGCCCCGGCAGGGCAGCAGCAGAGCGGTGATCGCGCCAGCGAATACCGCGCGGCTTTTGACACCTTTCTTCGCCGTGGCGCCAGCGAACTGACCGGTGAGCAGCGCCAACTGATCCGCGAAATGCGCGCCATGTCCACCGGCAATGATGCTGCTGGTGGCTACACCGTGCCGACTGAATTCCGCCAGCGCATTGTCGAAGCCATGAAAGCGTTCGGTGGCCTTGCCGCCGTCTGCCAGATCCTCGACACCGATGCTGGCAACCCGATCGACTGGGTGACCAGCGATGGCACCACCGAAGAAGGTGAGCTGCTGGCTGAAAACGCTGAGTCGACCGAAGGCGAGCCGACCTTTGGCGTTGCACAGCTCGGCGCTAAGAAGCTCGGCTCCAAGATCATTCGCGTGTCGAATGAACTGCTGGCAGACAACTTCGTCGACATCGAGACCTTCCTCGTCAACCGCATCGCCATGCGCCTGTTCCGCGGCGAAGCCAAGCTGTTGGTGAATGGCACTGGCACCGGCACTCCGGTACAGCCGAAAGGCCTGAAGGCGTCGGTAACCCTGTCGCAGGCGGCCGCTGCCAACACTGGCATCACCTACACCGACATCATCAACCTGAAGCACAAGGTTGATCCGGCGTACCGTGCAGCCAGCATGGCCAAGTTTGGCTTCAATGACACCACCCTGAAGGCGATGAAGCTGATGGTGGACAGTCAGGGCCGTCCGCTGTGGTTGCCCGCCATTGCGGGGGTGGCGCCGTCCGTCATCGATGGCGATGAATACTTCATTGACCAGGCGATCGACGGCTTTGGTGCTGGCAAGGTGCCGATGTACTACGGCGACTTCAAGGCGTTCATTCTGCGCCGCGTGAAGGCCATGGCCATCAAGCGCCTGGTTGAGCGCTATGCCGAGTTCGACCAGACCGGCTTCCTTGCCTTCCACCGCTTCGACTGTGTGCTGGAAGACACCTCCGCCATCTCCAAGCTGACCATGGCCTAACAGCCACTGCGCATCGGCCGGAAGGAACCGGCCGAGTCGCCAGATAATCAGGAGCTGACATGCAAGTTAAAATGCTGATGCCCTTGGGCACCGCCGATGGCTGTGTTCGCGCCGGCGAGATCTATAGCACCAACGAAAAGAATGCCGCCTCGCTGATTGCCGCGGGTGTTGCGGTACCGGCCAGCGACCAAGCCGCGCCGCCGGCGGAGAAGGCCCAGTCTAAGGCACCGAAATGAGCCTGATCACCCTGGACGAAGCGAAGCGGCAGTGCCGGATTGAGCTGGAGTTCACGGATGACAACCTGCTGCTGCAGGCGTTCATTGATGCAGCGGAAGACCACGCCAGCACCTACACCGGCCGGCGCTTTTTTGCTGATCAGGCGGCGCTTACCGCCGCACTGGCGGCCGTGCCGCCCACGGCAACGGAAGACGACATGGTGATCCGCCCGGCCATCAAGGCGGCGCTGCTGCTGCATGTCAGCCACCTGTATGAAAACCGCAGCGCGACCGACCCGCTAACGCTTAAAGACGTGCCCATGAGCTATGACTCCCTGCTGGGCCCGCATCGCATTCTGAGGG